ATCATCGCCGCCACCGCCGCCACCGCCGCCCGTAACAAAGCCCGTGCCGCCTGCTCCGCGTACTTCGCAGTTGCGCGCGTTGGCCACGTCTCGCAGCGATCCGTGATTGGCTGGAACAGCCGTTGCCGCGCCCCCGGCAGCGCCGCCGCCACCGTTACCACCCGCACCGCCCATCGAATCCGTCGAGGCCGATCCGGGTGACCCGGCACCGCCGTTGCCACCGTCGCCGCCTGCTGCGCCTGCGTAGACCGATCCCGTAGTCCCTGCCGCACCGCCCGTGAACCCGGCCGAGTACGCGATCCCGTCTGCTCCGTTCGCGTGGATGCCCCCTACGCCGTCGATCGTTAGCGTCTCCTGGACGAAGATCCGATACCCGTCGCAATCGATCGAGAACGCGCCTAGCGTCAGGTTCTTATAGTACATGTCACGCGTTAGGGTCGTATCCGATCCTAGCGTTACGTCGCCATCGCTACCGTCGCCGTAGATACCCGTTCCCGCGCGCGTGCCGTATTCGTTCAGCTGCTGGTAATCGTCGGGGTAGGTAGGGCTCGCCCCGGACGAAAGCGTACCGCCCTGACTTTCGATGCAGATGGCGATCTCCTCCTGCATCATGTCTTGATGCCGGGCCAGGATAGCGGAGCCTGTGACCCCGGACGCCTTATCAGTCGCGCCGTGCTTGCCAGCGCCAAACTTGTCAGTCGTCTTGTTTGTGGCTTCGTTGCGTTGCATTGCTTCCCTACAGGTAGACGAAATCAACCCACATGTGAGCGGGACACATGCGCGAGATCTCATTTTCTAGGTTCGCGTCATCCGAGCCGCCGACAACGTAAACGATCAGGCCGTCCCAAGGCTCACCGACCTCGCAGCCTGTCTCACCGACCTCGCAGTCCCCTTCGCCTGTCTCCCAGACCGCCCACATGGCAAACTGCACGTGTATCTCATAGCCTAGATTCGCGCCGATCTGGATCAGGTTGTCCGGGCTCATGTCGCCCTGCGCTACCAACCGCCCGTAACAGGCCAACCGACGCGCCGCGGCTGTGGTGGTGACGCCAGCAACGTCGGGCAGGCCTAGCATGGTCTCATACTCGTCTAGGAACGAATACGCGTAGCGGGGATCTCGGGCGGCGATCAGCTCCTCGACGCGCTCTAGCAGGCGCTCGCCCTCCATCGCCATGCCTTGAACGAGCCCGTGCAGGTTCGGGCGCCGCTCGGCGTGGATCTCCGATGCCTCGCCTCCTCCAAAGCGCGTCCCGGGCGGGAGTAGCCCGATGAACGCGGCCGTGCTACGCCCACGATCGACCATACCGCCGGCCGGTGCCGACGATAAAGTCTCCTCGAAAGCGTATACGTCAACGTATGCCATGCTAGAACCCGTCTACCGTGATCACCTTGACGACCGCATACCAGTCTAGGTTTTTGCCGGCCTCGCCTGTGTATTGCGCCTGTATCGTGTTGCCCGATAGCACCAGGCTAGCTGTAGCCGTGGTCAGCGTAACGCGCGTCTCGGCTCCATCTGCCTCGGCGCTGTGCTGGTACCACAAGGCCGTGCCCGATCCGCCGTCGTCCCGATCGTAGGACGCAGTGATCCGTCGTCGATAGTGGTAATCCGTCGCGCCTCCGGTCGTGTGCTTGGCAACCAGCAACACCTCGACGTGTGCGGCCTCCTCGTCAGTGAGCGTGTATAGATCTTTGGTCGCCGGAGTGGCGTCGGTCGTTTGTGTTGGTCCGTAGACAGTCTCCATAACTACACTCCCGGTCTGATCACTGCTCGGCCGTAGCTGCACCTTTAGCTCGCCATCGGTCCATCGGATCTGATCTCCGGCCACGATAGCAACGGGCGCCTCGACCCCTGACGCGTTACGCATCGGACCAAAGTGCAGCAGGTTGCCGCTCGTGCTCGCGTCCCAGATGCCCCAACCAACGATCGTCTCGCCCGGATCGCCCAGGCCAACGGCGACCATTTCGATCGCCCCGACATTTACGCGGCGCGCGGCCGTGGTACCGATGACGAGTGTCGACCAGTCCTGATGTGCCGTGCGTGCATAGCTGTCATAGCTCGATTCGACCCCGCCCGTGCCGTCTGCGTTAGGTAGCGTGGTGAATACGCCCACGTATACGTCGGTCCCGTTAGGTAACGAGTCCTCCCAGTAACGCTTGGCCTCATATAGCGTCTGACCACTCACCGCAACGACTCCAGGATCTCGAACGTCTCGCCGCCACTAGCTGGCACGGACATTAGCAACGGGGCGCCGCTGGCGTCCTCCCAAGCACAGTCATACAACCCGACGCGGTATTCGGTGCAATCTAGCACGACGTGCACCTCGCCCGTGCTCGGATTGTCGACCACACCAGCCACGTCGATCTTGGCCGCGGTCGTGTCGCTTTGATGCTTAGCCATGAACTGGACCGCGGTCCCGTATTGCAGCGCTCCGAGCGTGGCCGAGATAACGGCCCCCGTGTCTGTCTTGCGTGCGGCGTAGGTTGCTGAGCTTGCTGCCATGTCCTAGGCCTCGGTTAGGGTGTGCGTTCCTGCGTAGGGGATCTGCAGGGCGGTATGGGTTACGTCGGCTGCTGGCACGGTGAGTGTGTGCGACTTGACGCCATCGGCTCGCTGGATCGCGCCGCTGATCTCCTCGGTCGTGATCGTGACCCCGGGCCCGTTCGTGGCACTAGCCACGCGCTCGACCAGTGCGGCGATCTCGGCGGTTACATCTTTTTTGACGCCCTCCCCGTCCGCGTCCTCCCAGATCGCGCCAGTCTCTAACGTGATCGATGCTGTCACCGCCAAGGCTTTTACTCCGACGCTTTGAACCGAGACGATCGCCGTTGTCGGTGCGGCGCCGGTAATATATCCGTCCGCGTCGGTCGCCTGTAAATAGTCTTGTACCGTCGAGACGAGCGCTGCATCCGCCACAGGCGGGCTCTCGTTGTCGTTAGCGATCAGCACCAGCATGGTACCCTGGCCTAGATACCGAGGCTTTTCCCACGCACGCGTTACCAGGGCGCTGGCCGCCTTGGCGTATGTCTTGAAATCTCCCGGGGCTCCGCCTGCCCCCGGCGTTCGCACAGCCTCAGTGAGACGCACACGCGCAGCGGCCAGGGTCTCCTGTTCGGTGCCTCCGCCGATGCCAATGACCAGGCCGTTAGTGGCAACGTCAGCGATCGGGGTTACGAGCTGCAGCAGGGCCGGGGATACGGTGATATTTCCGGCCGTACCCGGATCCTGCGACGTAACGGCGAAGTCATGCGACCCACCCGCGGCCGGGAACGTATAGCCCTCGCCCGCGTCGATCTTATAGATCGCACCCTTGAACGACAGCAGCGTGCCCTCGGGCACCGTCGCGTTACTGGTCGCTGTGAGCCGTACTGTACCTGACGCCTTGACGGCCGGGATGCGCCCGTACCCGCCCGCCCCGTCGCTGACCTTCCAGATCTTGAGCGCGGCATCAACATACTCATCATCCATCAAGTGTGGAAATAGCTGCCGCTCCGCACGCTCGACGCGGCCATATAGCCCGTGCGCGTGCCCGCCCGCGACCTCGCCTAGAATAGACTCGCTCGTGCCGAACAGACGCGCCGCGGCGCCGTCTAGCTTGGCCTCGATCTCGGCCTGGCTGCGCGTGTTCAGTTCATCGAGCGTGGGACGGGCGGCGGTCATGTAGCAGATCCGAGAGTGGCGAAATCGACGTCAACCCAGTAGCTGACCCACTGGGGAGCGGGGTTTGACGGCTCCAAGAGCCGCACTTCGATGGCGATTACATCGTCTCGGCGTAGCTGCACCGATTCTACCTCAGCGCGCAAGACGACGCCAAGATCGACCAGGGGTTTGATCGCCTCTTTCGCGTAGTCTCGGGCGCGGCGCCTGTTGGTTGCTGTGGCCTTGGCATTGGCCAGGAGCCACATACGCGAACCGAGCTTGAACCCGCTGCGCTGTAATACATCGGCCCAGTATCCGCGGCGACTGGTCTGGCCGAAAGGTAGCTCATCGCTTTTGTCAGCCGTACGGTCACACAGGATCAGGGTCTCGACGATGGTCTGCAGCGCGCCGTCAGTATCGATCCCGTTGTCTCCGACCACAATATCGCTGTAGCCGGTCGCGTTGCTGTGGCGCATCTTGAGCGTTTTGGCGGTCATTCGGCCTTCACCTTATCAGCTGCAACCGACGACGCGGCGCCCATCGAAACGGTAGGGGGTGCGATCACGCCGACCGGGCCCACCCCCACCGTGGCGGTCGTCGTGTGAATGTGCGCGTCGAACTTGGTTCGGATGTCGTTCAGCTCGGTTAGCACCTTGGCCGCCAGCGCCACGAAATCAGTCACCCCGCCCTGGTGAATCTCGATCCCGGTTTCGGATAGGTGAACCTCCCCGCCATGTTCGTCGTGTAGCGATGTGTCGCCCGCGGCTAGGTCGGTCGGTCGGTTGCTAAAGTTCGCCAGCCCGAGCACGATCAGGTTGTCCGGGTTCCCGCCCACGGCCACGGCCACGCCCTCGCCTGATGTTGGGCGGGCAGTCAGCCCGGCCGGCTGCATGTGCTCGGCCTGGTGCGTCTGCTCGCCCATGCCCTTGACGGTGACGAGCTGGATCCCTCCCGTGTCGTCGGCAATCGCGGACAACACCACGCGCTGAACGGTCGAGCGGACCCCGGCCTGGACCCGAGCCACTGCCTTATCGATCGCGCGCTTGGTCGCGGACATCATAGCGGGCGGTCTCCTGACCAGCGCTCGATCCAGTTGTTGCCCACCTTTTTTACGAACCCTTCAACGGTCTTGGCGCCGCCGCTCGGCTTTTGCTTGCCCGAGGATCCCGGGATCTTGAGCGGGTCATATGCGCCCGGGTGCACGAGCGCCACGCTACCGGTGTCGCCCTGGTCTATGTCGAAGTCCAGCGCCACAGACTCGATCAGCATTTCACCCTTGATCCGCATGGTCGGCCAGTCGACATCGATCAATCTGTTAGCCCGCCATGTGTCGCCAGCCGGATCGAGCCATGACAGGATCGGGGCTACGGCCGTGCGCCCTCGGGCGGATCGTCGGTTGCGTTCCCAGATCGCGCGGTCCTCGTAATCGCCCCCACTGCTCGTGCCCTCACCTACGATAATCACCGGCCGATAACGCCCGACGTTCTCGTCCTCGGCCGAGGCCTCACGCCCGCCGCGTGCGTCGTCGCCGTGCCAGGCCTTATCGCCGGCCGACTGCCCGATCACGCGGTAATGCGAGAAACGGTCCCGCGCATCAGCAACGCGCCGGCCCCCGGCCCCGATGTTCGCGCCCTCGCGCAGCTGGCCGCGGATCTTGCTCGACCCGGCGATCGTGAGTGCTAACGCGTCGCCGTAGGCGGTCAGGGTCAGGGCCCGCTCCTCGGCCAAGCGCATCAGGAAATCCGCGGCGGTCTCTCCAGGTTTGAGCGTGGCGCGGCGAAACGGCAAGGCGGCCCGGCGGTTGATCTCTGCCAGTTTACTGGCGTCAACCGCCGGGCCGTCACCGGCTACGACGTCGATCGCGAACGGTTCGCAGACCTGCGCAGCTATCGTGCGAAAATCCGTATCCTTCCAAACACCCGTATCATACTCCCCGTGACAGTCGATCAGATCGGCCGTGGCTGATCGCCCTTGAACATTGACCATGGGCCCTTGTTCGAAATCCAGATCGAGCGACACGACGTCAACATACCCATCAATCACGGTTTTGTTATCGACCTTGATCCGTACGCGCTCGCCCTCGTTGATTGAATCCGCGATCACGTTGCTTTGCTTGAGCCCGGCGCTACCTTTGCTGTCTACGTGTTGCAGCGTGAACCCGTCCGCGATCGCGTCAAGGCGCAGGTTCAAACCTACGCGAGTCCAGCGCTTGAACACGCGCCCGCTGTTGCCGAGGGCCAGCTCGATCTTAGGTGCCTGGCTAGCCATCGGTGATCACCTCGATCGCGCCGGTCACTAGCATCGGGTTCGGGATCGCGTTGCGCCTGATAAGTTCCTGGTCTCGCGTGGCGTCGCCTAGCAACTGGTGCGCGAGCACGAGCGCGGGCGTCGGCTCTGCTACGTTCTCGATCGTGACCTGTGCGGCCTGCACGCCGACGCTGACCATGTAATCGATCATAGCGGCCTTTAGATCTAGCAGTGCCTGTGTTTCGTCTGCGTCCAGGCCCGGCGCCGCGATCAGCTCGTCCATTTGCTGGACCAGTTCGCCCTTAGTCTCTTCCGCCGCCTGTGCGTTGTCCGGCACCAGCTCAGCCAGGACGTCAGCCCCGGCCGCGTACACTTGCGCCTTGGTCATAGACTCGATCGCCTGCAGCGTCTCGACCAGTAACGCGCCGTCCTTGCTCGCTTGCTGTGCGTCCGATACGTCACCGCTCCCTGCATCGAACCCTTGCCCGTCGCGGAATGTCTCGCGCAAGATATCGAGCGGGCCCAGGTCCCCGCGATTGAGGCCTATACCGTCGTCCAGGCCGAACGGGATCGTCGCATCACCGATCTGTTTGATCAGGCCGATCGTCGAGTCCCACATGTTCTGCAGCGTGTTCGCCAGCTTTTGCGGGGTCTGGGCGAGCGAGCTGATCTCCTGGCTGATCGCGTCGATCTCGTTGCTCAGGTCCGAGCCGAAACCGAGTGCGCTGTTTACTTTGCCGTTCGCTACCTTGCACGCGAGCGTAGCGTTGCTTAGTGCCGATGTTACCAGGCGCTTGAACTTGCCCAGGGTCATCTTTTTCTTCAAGGCCTTCTCTACCGCCAGTTTGACCGGGATAGCCTTGGCCTTTAGGTTGCCCGATGGGTCGTGCACCACTGGGAACGTGAGCTGCTTTGCCAGAACGACCGTGAACGAGAACCGCGCCATACCACCCTTGGCGGTGGATTGCGTCAGCTGGATCCGGCTCTGTAGTTCGACCGTGAACTCTCCGAACCATGGGTCGACCATGGTGTGAGGTCCGACCTTATCGCGTAGCGCGTCGAGCAGCTGATCGCGTGCGATCATGTAGTCCGGGCCAACCACGAAACACTGGATCTGCCACTCGTCGGCATACTGCCCGAGATCCTTGCTATGGATCTCGTCCGCGTTCGGGATCTCGCGGTTGACTACGCGGCGCCCGAAATCGCGGTGAGACTCGGGCCAATAGACGCGCACGCCTGCAAATGAGCCCTCAACCAGATCGTCATACCAGGGGAGGTTACGTGCCATGCTTACCTCACCCCCAGATCGGTCTCAACCTCGACGTCAGCACCGGGCGGTTTCTTGGACAGGTTGACGCCGGTAACGTTTCCGTGCTGGTCAACCTTGATATCGATCCCGAAACGATCTAGCAGATTCCCGCCGGATACAGTGCCGCCCTGGCCTTGGGTTTCTTGCTTGCGCTCTAGGCGAGCGACCTCAAGACGGGCCGCGCGCACGTTTGCCGTCTCCATGGGGGCCCTACCTCCGAGCGCGCCGGTCGCGCCGGCCATGGCGATGCCACTACCTTTTTCAATGGACTTGATAGCCTCGTATCGTGCGCGCGCGGCTTCTAGCGCTCCCGCGTCGCCGCCTTGTGTGACGCGCCTAGTGTCCTCAGCGAGGTCCGTGTATTTCCGCGACTTGACCTCTCCGAACAGTTCCCACATAGCCTTGGAGAGTTTGTCACTCGCACCGGTCCATTCATCGATCTTGCCACCGACATAGTACCCTGCCGCGGCGGCCCCGAGCAGGGCTGGTACAGTGCCAACCGTGCCCCCGATCGCGTTGCTGGCCCTGGCATTGAACCCCGTACCGGTCGCCGCCTTACCAGCACCGCCGACACCAGCAAACATGCCAAAGCCCCGGCCGCCCATGAGCCCGGCTGCACCGGCCCCCATGTGTAGCAGTGGCCCGGCGATCTTGGCACCGGCCACGCTAGCCAAAGCGACCTTAGCGATCCACGGGTTTTGACGCACAAACGACGCAATATCCTTGACCATCGGTCGCACCGCGCGGGCGGTCTCGATCAGCGCCGGTAGCAGATCCTTAGAGAGACCGATCTTCATCGTCTCCCACTCGGCATTCATCTTCTTTAGCTCTAGCGATGGATCGTCCGTGAACTTGTTGAGCGCGGTCTGAGCCGCTCCGCTCGCGTTCGCCATGGCGCCGAGATTGTCTCCAAACTTGCCCGAGGCCTCGCCGCCAAGGGCGAGCACACCACGAAGGGCCCGCACGTTCTCGAACAGGCGGCCCATGGTCTTCTCATCGTTGAAGTTTTCTGCGCCTTGGATCGCTTTGATAAAGCCTTGCGTGCCTAGTTCGTTTAGCGCCTGTTTCATGGTGCTAAACTTTTTGCCGGTCTTGTCGGAACGTAGGCCGAGCCGTGCCCACTCGCGCTCAGCCATCTTGCTAGGCTTGATGATCTTGGCAGCGAACTGCCCGAGCTGCACCGCGGCTTTGTCCGTGCTCGCGCCAGTCTCGGCCGTGATCGTGGCGATGCCAGCCAGCACCTCGTTATAACTGATGCCGGCCTCGGCCGCGAGCGGCGTGACCTGCGATAGGTTCTGCGCCAGCTCGGGCAGTGTAGTCTTACCGACGCGGATCGCGGTGAACAGTGCGTCGCTAGCGATCGCCGCGTCCTCGGCCTTGATCCCGTAGGGCTTCATGACCGCGTTCAGGGCGTCAAAGGCCGACGTGCTGTCAGTGACGCCAGCGATCGCCACTTTGTTCGCTTCATTCAGCAGCTCAGTCGCACCAGCCGCGTCGGTCGTGCCGGCTGAGACGATCTGATAAAACGTCTTGACCTGTTCGGTAGGTAGGCCACCGAACTCCATGGCCGCGTCCTG